ACAGATTTTGGTGCAGGAGCAGTTTTAGATACATCATTTACTGCAACAGCACAAACAACTTTTATTACATTAAATAATACATCAACTGCTACAAACATGGATGTTGATTATGTTAGAATATCTGAAAATATTCCAGTAAAAAAATTACGATACATAACTTACGATGATTATAATAGAAGACTTTTAGAAAGAGATTTAAATAATTCTTCTTCTTCATACGACACACCAGATATAGTTTACGCAACACAAAATAAAAAGTTTGGTTTATCACCAGTTCCAGATACAAGCAACTATACTATACAATATGAATATTGGAAAGTACATACTGATTTATCTGCTCATGGTGACACTATGGATTTAGATGATAGATTTAAAGATATTATAATAAATAGAGCAAAATATTACGCTCATATTTTAAGGTCTGATTTACAATCAGCACAACTTGCTGATAGAGAAGTTAAAGAAGCATTAAAAGCTATGAGAGTAGAGTATATTAATAACGCATCATACATGACAGACCATAGAGTTAATCATGGTGGTCGTGTAGGTTCTGGAGGATTTTAGTGCCATACACAGGTATGCAAAAACCTATGGTAGTAAGTTGCTCTGGTGGCTTAGTATTAAACAAAGATGTTTTTGCTATGCATCCCGGAGAAGCATTACAACTACAAAATTTTGAACCAAGTATTGAAGGTGGTTATAGAAGATTAAATGGAACTACATTATATAATTCAACTATAGTTCCTGAAGTATCAGCTTCTAGTGAAAGAATACAAATGTCTGCTATATTTAATGACCTTATTATAGTGGCTAGAGGGGGGACAGTTTCTACTGGTTCAACTTCTGGAAGTTGGACATCAAGAGCAACAAGTAAAGGTACTACAAATACTTACGATTTTGATAAATTTAATTTTGATGGTAGTAATAAAATAATTATTGCTACAGGAGAAGCAGCGGCATTTACTCTAAACACAAGTTATTCAGAAGATATTATAAATGCAACAGGAGGTGGAACTGCACCAACTAATCCTAAATTTGTAAAATCATTTGCTAACCACATGTTTTATGGGGGAATGTCTAACGAAACATCTACAATAACATTTTCTGGCCCTTATACAGAAGATGATTTTGATACTGGAGCAGGCTCTATTATTATGGGAGATGTTGTAACTGGATTAAAAGTATTTCGTAATGAACTTTTTGTCTTCTGTCAAAATAGTATATATAAAATAGCAGGAACAAGTTCAAGTACATTTGCTAAAGCCGAAGTAGCAAAAGGTATAGGTACATTAGCTCACCATTCAATTCAAGAAATAGGTGGTGATATTATATTTTTAGCAGCCGATGGTATTCGTACTATTGCGGGTACAGCAAGAATTGGTGATGTAGAGTTAGGTACTGTATCAAAACAAGTACAAGACAGAATAAATGATATTGAGTACGATAATGTAACATCTTTAGTTATTAGGGATAAGTCCCAATATCGTTTGTTTTATCCAATAACAAATGGTGGAGAAGCAAACTCAAAAGGTTTAATGGCTGTTATAAAACAAAATCCTAACACACAACAAATGGGATTTGAATACGCAGATATAAAAGGTTTAAAAGTTTCTAGTTGTGATTCTGATTTAATTAGTAATGTAGAAACAACTGTATCTGGTGGTTATGATGGTTACATTTATAAACAAGATGATGGAAATGTTTGGACAAGAGCAGGTCTAACAACAACTATGGATGCAACTTTTCGTTCTCCAGATATGACAATGGGTGACCCCGGCGTTAGAAAAAATATGCAAAGAGTTAATGTTAACTGGAAGCCAGAAGGACTAGTAAGTGCTAGTATGTTTGTAAGATATAATTATGATGATAGTGATACTCCACAACCAGAAGCGTTTACTTTAGAAACAACAGGAAGTGGAGCAATATTTGGAAGTGGTGCATACGGCACAGCAGTTTTTGGGCAAGGAGATTTACCAATAACAAGACAAGGAATAGAAGGCTCTGGTTTTGCAGTAGCTTTAAAAATAACAGACACAAGTTCTAATAACCCATGGGCGTTACGAGGATTTGAATTAGAATTTACACCGGGAGGAAGAAGATAAATGGGAGCAACATACACAAGACAAAGCTCTAGTAACATTGTTGATGGAAACGTCATTGAGGCATCTGATTTAAATAATGAATATAATCAGCTATTAGCAGCATTTGTTGCATCCTCAGGGCATACCCATGATGGTACTGCGGCAGAAGGTGGCCCAATTACAAAGTTACTTGGTAATACATTAACATTTGGAGCGGCTACAGCAGGAACAGATATAACAGTTACATTTGATGGTGAATCAAATGATGGTGTTATAAAGTGGATGGAAGATGAAGATTATTTTGAATTTTCAGATGACTTACTTGTAGCAAGCACAGAAAAATTACAATTTAGAGATACGGCAATATATATTAATTCATCTACTGATGGACAATTAGATTTAGTTGCGGATACAGAAATACAAATAGCGGCTACAACTGTAGATATAAATGGTAATGTAGATATATCTGGTACTTTAACAGTAGCAGGTGCGTTAGACTTTGGTGATGCAACATTATCAAATGTAGGTGCTGTACAATTAGATTCAATTGCAGGTGATGGTGATACAAATACATCAATTACTTTTAGTGGCTCTGATGTTATTACAGTAGCTACAGGTGGTGCAGGTAGATTAACTATTGGTGACGGAGCATTATCTCCTGTAACAAATAATCAAATAGATTTAGGAACTTCTTCTTTAGAATTTAAAGATGCTTTCTTTGATGGAACAGTAACAGCAGATGCTTTTGTAGGTAACATAACAGGTAATGCAACTGGTACTGCGGCAACTGTAACAGGTGCGGCTCAATCTAATATTACTTCTCTTGGAACACTAACAACCCTAACTGTTGATAATGTAATTACTAATGGAGCAACAATAGGGCATACTAGTGACACAGATTTATTAACTTTAGCAGATGGTGTCTTAACTATAGCAGGAGATTTAGTGGTATCTGGTGATGATATTACTATGGGTACAAACACATCTGGTCATATACTTGTTGCAGATGGCACAAATTTTAATCCAGTAGCAGTTACAGATTTATCAGCAATTTCAACAGTTGCTAGTGGGGATACTTTATTAGCAGTAGATGCTTCTGGTGGCGGACTTAAAAAAATTGCAAGAAGTGTTCTTGTAGCAGGACTAGCTACATCTAGTGCATTAAATAATGTTTCAGAAGATGATACTCCACAACTAGGTGGTAATCTAGATATGAATGGTTCAGACATTGTTACTACTTCAAATGCAACTATTGATTTAGCTCCTAATGGAACTGGAACTGTTGTTGTAAGAGGTAATTCAAACTCTGGTGCAATAGTATTTAATTGTGAAAGTAATTCACATGGACAAACAATTATAGCACAACCTCATTCAGCTAGTGCAACAAATACTATGTTATTACCAGAAGGTGCTAACTCAACATTAGTATCTCTCGTATCAACAGATACTTTAACAAACAAAACTTTAACTTCACCAAAAGTAAACGAAGACGTAGCAGTAACTTCAACAGCTACAGAATTAAATATTTTAGATGGTGTTACTACAACAACAGCAGAATTAAATTTAGTAGATGGTGGAACAGCAAGAGGAACAACTGCATTAGCAGATGGAGACGGAATTTTAATTAATGACGCAGGTACAATGAGAATGACAAATGTAACTGCTGTTAAAACATATATGGCAGGTAGTGCCGCTACAGCAGGGTTTGCTTTGGCCATGGCCGTGGCATTATAACATAGGAGAGACAAATGGCACAAGACTTTAGAAACGCAATAGCAAGAGCACAAGGAACCACAGCAGCAGGTATTTTAACTGCGGGAGATTTTGATGCTGTTATTGGTATTCGTTGTACAAATATTTTAACTACAACAATTAAGGTAGATATTTATGTGGTAAGGAGTAGTGCAAACTACTATATCGTTAAAGATACCCCAATTCCACCAGGCGGCTCAATTGAGTTGATACAGGGTGGAGCAAAAATTGTTTTAAAAAATGGTGATGTTCTAACACACGACTGTGATACAGCAAGTGGTTTGGATATCTGGGTAAGTTTCATAGATACAATTTCAGCGTAAGGAGAATTAAATGAGTGAAGTAGCAGTAATTAACGGAATACAATATATTGGGTGTGCGGCACCTAATGAAGCTATTGTACAGCATACAGCAGTAATGGATACAATCCAAACAATAGAAGGAAACGCTGTTTTAGCAGGCCCTGTAACATTTCCAAATGTTATGGTAATAGCAGGTAACGTGGTAATAGTATGAGTGTAGAACTAGATGGTGCTAATAATGTAGTAAAAACAGACACAGTGTCAGAAGTTACTTCAGCTAATGGAGTTACAATTGATGGTCTAAGTATAAAAGATTCAAAACTTGTAACGGCAAATTCAGTCATAGAAGCAAACATGAGTGCAAATTCTGTTGATTCAGATTCTTATGTTGATGGCTCTATAGATACAGTACACATTGCAGATAATCAAATTACACTTGCCAAAATGGCAGG